CGTCGGGATCCTCGACGAGAAGCTCGACGACTTCAATCGCCGCGTCTTCCAGTTGCAGATCGAGGGTTCCAAGACCGGCCTGGAGCTGCCCGGCATCGTGGACGAGGTCATCACCCTGGCCGAGATTCGCGAGGCCGACGCCGAGCCGTACCGCGCCTTCGTCTGCCACACCCTGAACCCCTGGGGCTATCCCGCCAAGGACCGCTCCGGCCGGCTGGACCTCATCGAGGAGCCGCATCTGGGCCGCCTCATGGAAAAGATCGCCGGCCCTGCGCGGCCCGCCTCCGAGCGCCTGCGCTTCGACCGCCCCACGGACAACACCCCTGAACCGAATCGAGAGGTGACCTCATGAGCTACTTCGATTTCAACAACGCGGAAGACCAGACCGGCTTTGACCTGATCCCCAAAGGCACGCTGGTCAAGGTGCGCATGACCATCCGCCCGGGGGGCTTCGACGACCCCGCCCAGGGCTGGACTGGCGGCTACGCCACCCAGAGCCAGACCACGGGCTCGGTTTATCTCAACTGCGAGTTCGTGGTGCTGGAGGGCAAGTACGCCCGGCGCAAGATGTGGTCGCTGATCGGTCTCCACAGCCCCAAGGGACCTGAGTGGGCCAACATGGGCCGCGCCTTCATCAAGGGCATCCTCAACTCCGCCCGCGGCGTGCATCCCGGGGACAACTCGCCCCAGGCGCAGCAGGCGCGTCGGATCCAGGGCTTCCAGGATCTGGACGGCATCGAGTTCGTCGCCCGCGTGGATGTCGAGAAGGACCAGAACGGCGAGGACAGGAACGTCGTCAAGCAGGCGATCACGCCCGACCACAAGGACTACGCCGCGCTCATGGGACAACCCTCGACGGCTCCGGCTGCGCCTCAGCAGACGCAGGCCGCGCCGGCCACCCCGCCCAACCGCCCCAGCTGGGCGCAGTAAGGAGGGCCGGCGATGATCCTGAGACCCCGGCAGAAGGTGTTTGTCGAGCGCGTGCTCCGCGCGCTCGACGAGCACGGCGACACGCTCGGCGTGGCCCCGACCGGCGCGGGCAAGACCGTCATGCTCTCGGCAGCGGCCGGCAGCATCATCAACGACACCGATGCCAAGGCCTGCATTCTCGCCCATCGCGACGAGCTGACCAGTCAAAACGCGGCCAAGTTCTCCCGCGTCAACCCGAAGATCACCACTTCGATCTTCGACGCCCGCCAGAAGTCCTGGGCCGGACAGGCCACCTTCGCCATGGTTCAGACGCTGGCTCGGGAAAACCATCTCAAGCGGATGCCGAAACTGGACCTGCTGGTGGTAGACGAGGCCCATCATGCGGCAGCACCCAGCTATCGGCGCATCATCGACCACGTCCGCGAACACAATCCCGACGCGCGTGTGTTCGGCGTCACCGCCACCCCGGGCCGCGGCGACGGCAAGGCGCTGCGGCCGGTGTTCAGCAACGTGGCCGACCAGATCACCCTGGGTGAGTTGATCCGCTCCGGGCATCTGGTGCCGCCGCGCACCTTCGTCATCGACGTGGGGACCCGGGACGCGCTGTCCCGCGTGAAGTGCACCGCCGACGATTTCGACATGGCCGAGGTGGACGCCATCATGAACCGCTCGCCGGTCACCGAGGCCGTGATCCGTCACTGGAAAGAGAAGGCCGGCGACCGCCAGACGGTGGTGTTCTGCTCCACTGTGCGTCATGGCCGGAACGTGGCCGAGGCCTACGAGGCCGCAGGCGTCCCGACCGTCGTGGTGCATGGCGACCAATCCGCAAGCGAGCGCAAGGCAGTGCTGGAGCGCTTCGCCCGGGGTGAGGCCCAGGTGGTGGTCAATGTCGCGGTGCTCACCGAGGGCTGGGATCACCCACCGACGGCCTGCGTGGTGTTGCTCCGGCCCAGCTCCTTCAAGTCCACCCTGATCCAGATGGTGGGACGGGGCCTGCGCACCGTCGATCCCAATGAGCATCCCGGCGTCACCAAAACCGACTGCATCGTGTTGGACTTCGGTACCAGCACGTTGCTGCACGGCTCCCTGGAGCAGGACGTCGACCTGGATGGCCGGACGTTCATGGGCGAAGCGCCGAAAAAGGACTGCCCCGAGTGCGGAGCACAGGTGCCGGCGGCGTCATTGGAGTGCCCCCTTTGTGGCCACGTGTGGGAACGCACCGAGCGTGATGCCAAGGCGGAGCTGACCGACTTCGTGATGTCCGAGGTGGATCTGCTCAAGCGTTCAAGCTTCCGCTGGTGTGATCTGTTCGGGGACGACGCGGCACTGATGGCCACCGGCTTCAGCGCCTGGGCCGGGGTGTTCTGGTTGTCCGGCCGTTGGCACGCTGTGGGTGGCGGCAAGGGGCTTACGACTCGGCTGCTTGCCATCGGCGAGCGTACCGTTTGCCTGGCCCAGGCCGACGACTGGCTCAACACGCACGAGACCATTGATACGGCACGCAAGTCCCGCCGCTGGCTCAACCAGCCGCCCACCGAGCAGCAGCTGCGCTACCTGCCTCCCGAGTACCGCCAGGACTTTGGCCTGACCCGCTATCAGGCTTCCTGCCTGCTGGCGTTCCGGTTCAACAAGCGCGACATCCAGGCCCGGGTGTTCGGCGCGGCGGATGACGACGCACATGGATGTGCTAGTGCCGCGGGAGGCAGGAAGCCGGGAGCGGCCAAGGAGGCGGCATGAATGCTCTGCGCGATCTGTGGCCGCGAAGGCCGGGGCTTTTGCTGGGTGTCGCCGCCCAGAGCCGGGACCAAACGGCAATTCAAGCGCTTCTGCTCCATGCGCTGCCAGGACATTCATGCACGCAGGGCGAAGGCCGGAGGTGGCGTCGTGATTGATCCCACCCACAACGAGAAGGCCGCGATGGAGGCCGTGCTGCCCTAGCTCGGGGAATACGTCGCCTCCGTCGGCATGGACCGGCCGCTGGCCGACTACAGCCGCGAGGAGATCCTGCAACTGGTCGATGTGGTGCTCACCGCCTACTTCGACAATCTGCGGGATCTCACGCCCGATGACGTGCCGTTCTGAGGGGGGTGATCATGCTCGATTACAACTCACGCCCCAAATTCTTTGAGCAGGTCACGGCACTCGTCGACTCGGCGCTGACCGCTGAGCATGCATCCCGGAGGCCGCGCAGTTATTTGGGCGCTTCACGCCTCGGCGTCGCATGCGAGCGCGCGCTGCAGTACGAGTACGCCCAGGCCCCGGTCGATCCGGGACGCGAACTGCCCGGCCGGGTGCTGCGGATCTTCGAGGTCGGGCACTCACTGGAAGCGTTGGCGATCCGTTGGCTGTGGCTGGCCGGGTTCGATCTCCATACCGAAAAGGCCGACGGCGGGCAGTTCGGCTTCTCGGTGGCCGGTGGCCGCATTCAGGGCCATGTCGACGGCATCCTGGCCAGCGGCCCCGAGACGCTGGGCCTCGCGTATCCCGCGCTGTGGGAGTGCAAGACCATGAACGCCCGTGCCTGGCGGGAGACCGTCAAGCGCGGCGTGGTCCAGGCCAAGCCGGTCTACGCCGCCCAGATCGCCGTCTACCAGGCCTACATGGAGGCGAGCGTTCCCGGCATCTCGCAAAACCCCGCGCTCTTTACCGCCATCAACAAGGACACCCAGGAACTTTGGTTCGAGCGGGTGCCGTTCGATGGCGGACTCGCCCAGCGCATGTCAGACCGCGCCGTGCGAATCATCCAGGCCACCGAGGCGGGCGAGCTTCTGCCGCGCCTCGCCACCACGCCGACGCACTACGAGTGTAAGGGCTGCGCGTGGCAGGACCGCTGCTGGAGTAAGGCTTAATGGCGGACAACATCATCTGGCTCGATTTCAACGACGCGCCGGACCAACACGCCGTGCCTGAACGGGACACGGAGGCCCTGCGGCGCGGGCTGCTGGATCGCCTGGAAGATGCGCTGATGCACCTGTTCCCGGAAGGGAAGATCCGCGGCAGGCAGTTCTTCATCGGCGACGTCCAGGGCACGCCGGGCAAGAGCCTGGTGGTGACGCTCGACGGCGAGCATCGCGGTCTGTGGAAGGACTTCGCCACCGATGAAGGCGGCGATGCCATCGACCTGTGGGCCGCCGCCCGCGGGCTATCGGCGAAGCGGGATTTCCCGCAACTTGCCGAGGAGATCGGTCGCTGGCTGGGGCATTCGGTCGCTCCCGCCATCCCTGGCTCCCGCGACACTCGGGCTTCCTGCCCATCGCCTCAGCCCCGGGGCAAGCCCGACCGGAAACGCGCAGAGCCCCATCTGGACGATCTCGGCCCCTATACCGCCAAGTGGGACTATCGGGACGCGGATGGCCAGCTGCTCGCCTGCGTCTACCGCTTCGATCCGCCCACGGGCAAGGAGTACCGGCCCTGGGACGTGCGCGCCCGGCTCTGGCGCGCGCCCAACCCGCGCCCGCTCTATAACCTGCCCGCAGTGGCCAAGGCACGCGAGGTGGTGCTGGTCGAGGGCGAGAAGGCGGCCGACGCCCTCATCCGGGAAGGCTTCAATGCCACCACCGCCATGAACGGCGCACGGGCGCCGGTGGACAAGACCGACTGGTCGCCGCTCGAAGGCAAGGACGTCCTGATCTGGCCGGACCGCGATCCGCCCGGCTGGGACTACGCGGAGAACGCCGCCCGCGCCTGCGTGCAGGCTGGCTGTGCCTCCGTGGCCATGCTGGTGCCGCCGGCGGACAAGCCGGAAAAGTGGGACGCGGCCGATGCCGTAGCCGAGGGCTTCGACGTCAAGGCGTTCATCGCCCAGGGCGAGCGGCGGATCATCAAGGCCCCGACACCGCGATTGTCCACCTTCACGCTTGGCCAGTTGCTCGACGACGACTCGCCGCTGCCAGAAGACCTGATCGCGCCCAGGGTGCTCACCCCCGGCGGCCTGCTGGTGTTCGGCGGTGCGCCCAAGGTGGGCAAGAGCGACTTCCTGCTCTCATGGCTCGCGCACATGGCCGCGGGCAGCGACTTCCTGGGTCTGCGCCCGTCGCGCCCCCTGCGGGTGTTCTACCTGCAGGCCGAGGTCCAGTACCACTACCTGCGCGAGCGGGTGAAGGCGATCCGGTTGCCGGCGAGCCGGCTCAACCAGGCTCGCGAGAACTTCGTGGCCACGCCGCACTTGAAGATGGTGCTCGACGACGAGGGCATCCATCGGGTGATCCCGGCCATCGAGGCCGCCTGGCCCGGGACGGGAGCGGACGTCATCGCCATCGATCCCATCCGCAACCTGTTCGACGGGGGCGACGCGGGCGGCGAGAACGACAACGCGGCGATGCTGTTTTTCCTGTCGCAGCGTATCGAACGCCTGCGCGACGCCGTCAACCCGGAGGCCGGCATCATCCTCGTCCACCACACCCGCAAGCTCGGCAAGCGCCAGTTCGAGGAGGACCCGTTCCAGGCCCTGGCGGGCGCCGGCAGCCTGCGCGGCTACTACTCGACCGGGATGCTGTTGTTCCGCCCCGACGAGAGCCACACCACCCGCCAGCTGATCTTCGAGCTGCGCAACGGCCCGGCCCTGCCGTCGATGCACGTGGACAAGGTCGGCGGCGAATGGGTCGAGGTGCAGGCCAGCGAGCGGCTGGTGATGCAGGACTATGGCGAACGACTGGACGCCGAGCGGCGGCGCAAGCGCGACGTCATCCTGCAGATCCTGTTCGACGAGGCGCGCGAGGGCCGCTGCTACACCGCCAATCAGTTCGCCGAGGCCTTCGAGGGCAAGGCTGGTCTCGGTGCCAACCGCACCATCCGCGAGCGGATCGGCGTGCTGGCCACCAAGGGCTACATCAAGTTCTTCCGCGACCCCGAGGACTATGGCCTGCCGCCGCTGGCGCGCACGCGCTTCGGCTACCTGTGCGTCGAGGGAATGACCGTGCCCGGTCCCGAACGCATCGACGAGGAGACCGGCGAAGTCATCAAGACCGTGCTTCCCGTCCTGCCCACCCACTACAAGTGCCCGCAGACCGGCGCCCCCCTGCCGGTCGAGGACCCA